GGCTCTGGCAACATCATCTATGGCGAGTTTGACAGCTACACGGCTGGAACTGGCAAGGTGATCGGCTACATAGCTGGTTAATTGTATCAGCAGTCAACTCGCTAAAGGTTCCATCCCTTGGCGAGTGATTGCATTGTAATTATATGCCAAGACTATCTTTAGGCTTGGGCGTGCAAGCCGTTAGTAAGGTTAAGAGTGGCGCATCAGCAGGACCTCTTGTTGTAGCCACCACAAACGCAGTTAATATATCTGGCAATAATATCGTTGTTCCAACTGGAACATATACAAAAGTTACATCAATAATAACAAGGGTCGCTGGATCTCTTATCAGCGATAAAATGTTTATAGCTACTGGCTTGGTCTACTTAAAAGAAGCTGGATATGGAGATGGCGATTATCCGACCTCGCCATACGGACATATTCTTATTCCACCAAACACAACATTCACAGCAACATTTTTTAATCCACTTCCATCTGAAACATTTTGGAGGGCTGGTAAGGTTTATGGTCTTTCAGGCGAGACAGATGATTTTCAATTTGTTAATTCAAGCAATAATTCATCCACAGATGAAACAATAATCCCCACCTCTGGCTGGTCTCCATCCATCACCATCACTGCTGTTTGATTTTATGCCAAGATTATCTCTAGGTTTAGGAGTCCAGAACTTGCGAAGAATTAAGATTGGAGGATCTGCTCCGTTCTCACCATCCGATTTATCTGGCTTATCCATGTGGCTAAAGGCTGATGCAGGAGTTACTTTATTAGGCTCAAATGTAACAGCATGGGCAGATCAGAGTGGGAATGGAAGAAACGCAACACCAGTAGATATTAGCCCTACCTATAACTCTTCAGACTTAAATGGAAAACCAACCATCAGCCTATCATCGGTAGCTGGTGGAACAAACAAATCTCTTCAAATTAGCGGAAATCCGATGGGAGCTTCTGGAGCAACAGCATTTGTAGTTAACTATGTTGATCCAGAAGTATTTGGAGATAATGCAAACGGAGCGTTGCTCGGTAATTTCGGAAGTGCAGCGGATGGCAGTCATTGGCCTTTTGGCCTTGCAAATTCAGTTTATGATTCTTTTGCCACTGACTCAAGGAAAGATGATTTAGGGCTACCAAGCGGAATTACAAGCTGGAACATTTGCTCCGTTTATTCTCAAAATAATGATTGGAAGATATTTTGCAACGGAACAGAGTTTTATTCTGATTCATCAAATGTTTATTCAAATGCTATTGCAAATGATACGAGTCTTTATATTGGAATGCAGAATAACGCTGGAAGTGATCAGATTTTCAAGGGGAAAGTTTCCGAAATTGTATTTTATAACAGAGTTTTAACAACACAACAACGCCAGCAGGTAGAGGCGTATCTAAACACTAAATATGCGATTTATTAGCCTAGCCTTATCCTGCATAGCTTTATCCTCCTGCTCGCCACGCAAGGTTGACAATAACCCGCTTCCTGTATATTCGGATATGGGGGCAGCATCTGACCTAGGGGCAACTAAACCATGAGTCTTGATGAGGTAGCGGATCTTAGAGAGAAAGTCTCTAGCGTGTCAGAGCGTTTGGTTCGCATGGAAGAACGCCAGATTACGTTGTACTCGAGTGTTGAAAGGTCACTTGCTTTCCACGGAGATGTTGCTAATAGATTAGGTGCGCTTGAAACCTTAAAGACGAAGGTTTTGGCTGTAGCTGGAGTCGTTGGGCTGGCCTGCTCAATGGCGTGGGATGTCCTCAAAAACCGATTTAATTGATAGGGAGATAATACAATGGCTTCATTTACCGCAGGAACAACCTTTGTTGACGGAGTAGCAAATGACGTAACAGCTGCCAAGCTAGGTGCGCTAGTTACCAATGCAACCCCAACCTCTGGGCTTATCCAGGATCGTACCGCTGAGACAGTTGTAGCTACAAACGATACCCTTCTAATTGGTGATGCCTCTGACTCGAATACGCTCAAGCGCATGACAGTAGCTAACGTAATGAAGGCCGAGCTTACTGGAACGATCAATACAACGGCAGGGACGATTCAGACTTTAACTTCATCTACGGCAACAATTACTACTGGTACTGTGGCTACGCTCAATAGCACTACTGGAACGATTACAAACCTTAATTCCACTACTGGAACAGTAGCTACGCTCAATAGCACTACTGGAACGATTGCTACGCTTGTCGCAACTGGAACGATTACTGGATCAACAAATATAATGAATGTTGGAAGCGGACAGATTTACAAGGATTCAAGTGGCAATGTTGGGATTGGGACTACGAGTCCTCAGACAAAACTTCACATAGCAACTGGCGGCGCAATTCAATTTGATCGTCCAGACGGAACCAATCAGTTTAGATTGGGTTATACTGCAAACGACACGGCTCTTAAATTAAATTTTAATGCAGGATCAGCACTCGCTGTTGTTGATTCAAGTGGCAATGTTGGGATTGGTCTAGCAAGTCCTGAGGCAAAAATTCATGTACAAGGTGCTGGAACAACATCTGGTAGTTACACAAACGGAGATGCTGACGGGCAAGCCTTGTATCTTCAGGATACAGGAGCATCTCAAGGGAATGGTGGTCAAATACTTTTTGGGGCTTCTTCAGGTATATTTGCAGGAATTAAAGGATTTCTTGACAATGGAACTGGACCCGCTGGAAATTTGATACTCCAAACAAGGACAACGTCTGGAAATGTATTGGAACGCCTCCGTGTTGATTACAAGGGCGATGTTGGTATTGGGGTAACAGCACCAGTCAATAAACTGGAAGTTGTAGGCTCCTTTGGCCGTGGCGCGCCAGTCACAAAGACTGCTGACTTTACTTTGGCCGCAACTGAAAATTGGATTATTGTAAATAAGGCCACAACAAGTTGTACGGCTACGCTTCCTGCTGCCTCGTCATGGACGGGCAGGGAGTTTACAATAAAAACACTTCAAGCTCTTACAGTTGTTTCAGCGTCAGCAAATGTTGTTCCAATAAACGGAACAACGGCTGGAACTGCAATTCTTCCAGCAGCCTCTGGATCATGGGCTACACTTGTTTCTAATGGAACAAGCTGGGTAACAATGGCATCATAATATGGAATACAATCTAAACATCAAGCAACTCCGAGCAGCAAAAGAATTGGACAACAAGCAAGACTTTGTTGTTGAGGTTGATTGGGAATACACCGCAACCGAAGGTAGCGCAACGTGCGCTCGTTATGGAACATCTTCATTCTACCAACCAAGCAGTTCATTTATTCCATTCAATCAACTGACTGAAGATGTTGTGAAGTCTTGGGTTACTTCCTCAGTTGACATTGCTGGACTTGAAGCAAGCCTTTCCGAGCAAATCAACGACATTCTAAACCCCCAAGTTTCAGTTGTTCCTTTCCCTTGGAATAACTAAATGACCCTAACCGAAATCGCTCAGTACGCAGGCGAGAAGGTTGGCAAGACCGACTCGGACACGCTTACCTTTCTGCAAAAGGCCGCAAGCTTGGCTTATCGGCGTGTATGGGACTTTGCCCCTTGGCGCGAGACTGTAACCAACTCCACCTATTCTGTTGGCACAAGCCGCACAATCACGCTTGGCACGAATGTAGAAACCCCTCTTTCCGTGGCTTACAATGATGCCGAGGTTGATCCTGTTGATTTGGCCACCATTATCAGCCAAGACCCAGGCTTGCTATCCGATGAGCGAACAGGCGATCCAGATACATACCATTTCACAGGTCGAAACAGCAGTGGCGTTGCAGAGCTTGACTTGTATCCAAGGCTTGCAACATCTGGAACAATCCCACTGCGAGTTATTGAAAAGTTAAAGTGCATCACTCGCTCCAACTATATCGTTGACTTTCCTCCGTCCAATGACGCTCTTGGTGACGAACTTCGCCTACCCCACGTTCATCACTTGGTTCTTGCCTTAACTCATGCAGATGCACTTGAGCGTGAGCGTCAGTATACAAAGGCGCAGGTAATTACGCAGGGCGCGAACTCCGATCTTGCAGCCATGGCTAACTATGAGTTGAGCCAAGTTGGGGGCGTTAAACAGATTACTCCGCAAAGCCTGGGTGAATTAACAATAGAAGAAATGTTCTCGGCTTAAAAGTAAGGCTTTATGCCTCTCTACATAGACACAACAGACGATGTATTGGCTATAGCTGGATCGCCCAGCTTTGAGGGTGGGCAGGCTTCTGGCATTTCCCCAAGTTCAATTGGGAATAATCAAGCCAGCGATATTTATAACATGACGATCAGTCCGTCTGGGAACCTACAGACCAGGCAGGGAATTGAAACGGTATCAACAAATGTATCAAGTGGTTCAGCAATTCAAGGAATGCATTACTTTGATACGGCAAATTTTGAAAGAATTATTGTAGCCTGCAATGGAAGGCTCTCTCAAACAACAAGTGCAACAAGTTTTGCAACAACTGCTGGCACTGTGACAAGCGGTGCTGTTCCAGTTAATTTTACCCAATTTAATGAGAGGCTTTATTATACGGATGGCGCAAGTTATATTTATTTCACAAATGGAACAAATTATTACAGGCAAGGCACAAGCGTTCTTTCAATTACAGTTACAAACGATGGCTCTGGCTACACATCAGTACCAACAGTAACAATTGCAGCACCAAGCCTAGGTTACGGAACAACGGCAACAGCAGTTGCATCAGTTGTCTCTAATAAAGTATCAGCCATTACTATTCCTGGTGGTTCGGCTGGATCTGGATACACTTCAGCACCTACAGTTACAATTACTGGAGGAGGTGGGTCTGGCGCAACAGCAACAGCCAGCGTGTCTGCTCTTTCGCCTGCTGGCCTACGTTTAATCAGAAATTTTACAAATAGACTTTTTGCAGTAGGAACTGGAGATAATCGAAACACGCTTTACGCATCAGATATCCTTGATGCTGAGATATGGAAATCGACAAATAGCATTGTTGTCGGTGGGAATGACGGAGAGGACATTATTGCAATCCAGCCTTTCTTTGACTATGAACTTCTAGTTTTCAAGCCAAACAAGATTTATTTAGTAACCGCAGACCCAACCGCAACTACAGCGTCTGGATGGACGGTAAGGCTTATTAACGATAAGATTGGATGTCAGGCTGCTGCATCTGCAATCTTCACAAACAAGGATGTGTTCTTTTTGTCCAACGATGGGATCAGAAGCGTTGTCAGGTCTGCGGCTGATGATTTCTACGCAGTCGGACCAACCCTTACCGAGCCAGTAAAAAACATTATTGCAAGAATTAACCGAAGCTACATAGGCGATGCCAACGCAGCGTTCCATAACAATAGATACTATCTATCTCTTCCGCTTGATAATTCAACAACCTGCAATTATGTGCTTGTTTACAACACGCTGTTTGGTTCATTTGAAGGCTTATGGTCAATAGCTGCAAGCGCGATGACAAAGACAAACTTTTCTGGTGGTTACTCAACAAACTGCGTGAAGCTTGCGATTGGTAGCCCGACAGGGCAAGTTGGACATCTTTACGATTACCTTGACCCAGACCTACAGGGCGATGGCAATACCGAGTTTAAGGATTATGGGACATCCTATACGTCATACGTTGTGACCAAGGCGTATGATTTTGATGACAAGATTTCAAAGAAGTATGGTTCGCACTATGAGATGGAATACTATTACTCAACGGCTACTGGATGTACGATAGGAATGAAGCGGGAGACAGACTCCCAATATGTGACACTTGGAACTGGTGTTGACACATCGACTCCAGGGGGGTTGACCCTTCCATTTACGCTTCCAGCCACACTTTCGGCTCAGACCTACAATTTTAGGGCTGATAGTTTAAGGTCTTACCAGAAGTGGCGTAATATGAAGTTTAAGATGGAGGCTCCAAGCAGGAAACTTTCTATTAAGCAAATTATGCTTGCAGCCAACCCCGACACCATTGAGGTGCAAAAGAATATATGACGGCTGTTGAGTATATTGAGCAAAGCGGTGTTCCAGAGTCGATGTGGCCTAACCTTGAGGCTTGGTACGGCTGGTTTGAGAAGCAGGGCATGGTTGGCATTGTGGAGGATAAGGATGGGATTGCTGGGGTGGCTTTGGCTAGGTGCATAAAGGATGGACAAAAGCCTGACCATTATGTGCATAGCGAAGACGGTGAGAATGTGTTTGTTGATTTGACTATCTCCTCAAAAGGTGCTAAATCCTTACGATGCTTGCTGTTCCTCCTTTGGGAGAGATTCGGTCCTCGCAAGCGGATCACCTTTAATCGTTCTGGTAAACCAAGGAGTTATTGCTATATGAGTTTTATGCGAAAGGCTAGGGTCTAATATGGGTGGCTCACCATCTATTCCTTCACCGCCCCCACCGCCCGATCCGTCAGCGGTAGCGCAGGCTAATGCAGAGGCGTATAAGAAGAATATTGATACTTATATCGAGAAGTCTCCAGAGCTTGCTGCTCTTGAAAATAAGCTTCGCGTCCAGTATATGCCTCAACAGCGAGCGTTGGAACGCCAACTTGCCGCACTAGACCAACAGGCAGGCGTGCAGGCTGGGATGCAATTAGAGCGTCAGTACGGCCCACAACGCACCCTAGAATCTCTTCGCAGGCAATATGAGACTAGCCCACAAGCGTATGCCTTGAATCGCGGATTGGGCGATCAAATGACTAGGCAGTTCGAGCGTCTTTATGGCACATCGCCTTATGCCTCAATTGAGCAGAATGTAGCGTTTAATCGCCAGCCAGGACCAGTTGATTTTTACGGCACGATTGGCACGAACATTGGTAGTCCAAATTTAACAGTTGGGACTAAATAAAATGGCGCAATTTACTGATATTTTTTCGCGGTATCCAGCAAAATACAGGGTTAGTCCTAGTGGGGTAGTTGAAACTTTGACGCTTTATGGAGATGGGAATGAAAACGACCGAAGGGATTACGATAAGGCTAAAAAAGATTTCCCATACACAAATTTATTTGACGCTCAAAATGCGCTTGCAAAGCAACAACAAACCAACATTAAAAACCTTCAAGACACATACGAAAAGCGTCTTGCCGATGTTACTAGTCAAGAAAACGCAAAAACTGCTGCTGCAAGCCAAATTGCTAACCTAGCTGGAACTGGACTACAAAACAATCTGCAAGCTTCTAATATGCTTTACACTGGTGGCACACCGAACTTTAACCAGCAAACTGGCACTTACAACGCAGTTGCTGGTGGCATCCAGCAGTTGGCTCAGGCGAGAACAGATCCAGTGCTTTTAGCTCTTTCGGCTGAACGCAATTATGGTGCTTCCCCGCTTGCATCTAAATTAAATTTTCAAGTTTCAGACGCCCAAATACTTAATGATTATAATACGGCCAAATCAAATCGCTATAAAAATGTGGTTGATCTTGGCAATACTCAGGCGGTTGGGATTCAGGAAAGACTGACAGCAGCAGAGAAACTTCTTGCCACTCTTCCAGCCAATAGCGCGCAGAGGACTGCCAGCCAAGTTTATGTAGATGGATTAAAGAAGGATTTGACAAGTGTGCGTAGTGCAGTTGCAGATGCAACGAATCAAATAAAGAATTTCAAGCCCATTGCCGCTGGCTCACCCGAAGCAGCCAAGGAAATTACTTCCTTTAGGTCTTTCTTGCAGTTACCCGAAGAACGCGCCAGCCAGCAACTCCGCCAGATTGATCCAGAGTCTTACGACACATCGGTTGCCCTTGGTAGAAAGTATCGCGAGACGGCGACTGCGCCTATTGGTCAAACTCAGAACGCACAGACTGAGGCGTTTAGAGCAGAACTTGAAAAGGGTTATAGGGATTATTCTAAGTCACCAATTGGCGCGACAACCACAGCCGAAACTGAAGCATTGCGTAGGAGGATTGAGGGCGAGGCGATGTCGCAAATCTCCCTTGGCGCGCAATTGGGAGCAGAGGAACAAAGGCAATACCAGCAAGCCGCGCGGGCTGCTCAGACTGCTCGCGGCAATATCTTTGGTGTTGCCCCTGCGGTCGAGGAAGCAGTCACAACTGGTCGCGCTGGTGAAGAAAGAAAGCTCGCTCGCTACGGCGCGGCATCTCAATTCTTATCCTCTGGTCAAACAACTGGAGATGCGCTGGCTAGGGATGTACAATTAAGAAACGCGCTTCAGCAGTCTAAGCTTGGTGCTGGTGGTCAATTCCTAACATCTGGTCAAACCATGTCTGATGCTCTTCGTGGCGATATTGCCTTTAGGGATGCGTTACAGCAGAACAGAATGGGCGCGGCGGCCAACTTCGTTGCTGGCGGACCTTCTGTTTACAACCTTGCACAAGCAAGAACGGCTGGACAACAGAATGCGTTCCAGAACTACATCCAAGCCAATCAAGCATTACCTGGTGGATTTAACCAACAACCGTCTACGGCTGCTAACTTCTATCAGACAACAAGCCCAGAGATTCCAGTTGCGCTTACCAATGCGTTTAACAATCTTTATAGCTCGCTGGCTGGGTATCAGGCCAATACCTATGGCGCACAGGTTGGGGCAATTTCTAGGCAACCGAGTGGAGCATCGCAGTTTGCTCAGATTGCTGGTGGAATTGGCAGTCTTCTTAGCCCGCTTAAATTCGGATAAAGGATAATTTATGGACAGAGTATCATACGGACCATTAACGCTATTTGAAAGCGATGCATACAAGCAGGCAAAGGCAATGAAGGCTGAAGAAGATGCGTTAAAACTTCAGAAACTTCGCATGGATATTGCAAAGAGCCAAGAGGAAGCCGATATGTCAACCGCAATTGGAAGAGCGTCAAAAGCTGGTGATATTGCCGCATTTCTTGAGCAAGAAAAGCAAAAGGATGTTGGCATTCCAATTGGCGAGGAAATGGGCGCAAAGATGACCGCCAAGGGCGGACCGAGCATACTTGAAGCAACCAAGATGCAGGGCGAACTTGATGTTGAGGCAAGAGCAAGACAAGCAAGAGTTGATGCCGCAAAGAACTACCTTGCTGGCGAGAAATCTTTGCTTCCTTCTGCCGACATAAACCTTGGCGGGGTGAAACGCACTGTTCTTGCTTCAGAAGTTGGTACTGCTGGAGCAGATGTTTATAGTCAAATTTATCGTACCCAAGTTCCGCAAGTTGCGGCAACCTATGAAGCAGAGGGTCAATCAAGAGATACAGCAATTAAAATGGCAAGTGCTGATGTAAGAAGTAAACTTACTGGGGCAGCGGCAAGCGGAAAAATTCCTCTAATAGCTGCAAATGGAAATCCAATTTTTGTTACTGTACCTCAAGCTATACAACTGCTAGATTCTGATATAACTCCTCAATTTATGAAGAATCAGCTGAAAGATGCTCTTGAGGGTAAGGTTGAACCACAAGCTGCAAGCTGGATTAAAACAAGACTAGGCAGATAAAATGGCTGAAGCCCTAGAGCTATCATCAGCCAATCGTATTAGGCAACTGGCAGGCATGCCAGTAGAAGCAGAACCACCGCCAAAGCCAGAAGAACCCCCAGCGTGGAGCGAGATCAAGGCTTCAGAAGACTACAAGACCCTTACCTATCCAGAGCAGGTTGACTTGGCTCGCCAATGGGGTACGGAAACCAAACAATACGCATCCACACTTCCAGATTACACGCCAGAACAAGATGTTGAGATTGATGACTTCGTAAATAAAGAGGCTGTTGATGTGCCTTCTCAGGTCGGCGCAAAGGCAATAGCTGGTTTGGCTGGTTTTGGAAAAGGCGTGGGAGCTGTTGGTGGCGGATTGCTTGGTGGAATTGGTGGCGCGGCTGTAGGCGGACCAGTAGGGGCTGTCGCTGGAGGTGTTGCTGGATCAATTGCTGGCGCAGAATTGGCTGATGTTGCGTTAAGAAACTTCCCCTTGGGAAATGTTCCAAAAAAAATAGAGGTATCTAAACAAATTGCTCCAGGTTATGCCACCGCTGGCCAGTACGCGCCAGAGGTTGTGATGGGTACGGTTGGCGCGAAGCAATTAGTCCAAGCTGGCAAGACATTGTTTCAAGAATTAGGCGCAAAGAGAGCAGCGCAGGAACTGGGTAAGACCGTAGCCACGGGGGCTGGGATAGGTGCTGGGGTTGGAACGGGCGTGAGGGCAGTTACTGGAGGAGAGGTTACGCCTAGCACAATCGCCACAGATGCCTTATTCGGTGCGGCCTTTGCTGGGCTGGGGAGTGGGTCAAGGATTAAGGGGTATAACCGAGAGCAGGCGTTGTCGTTGAATGAAAGGGTTAAATCTGGTAATGCCACAGAAGCGGAGTTTAGGGATTGGAATGGCATACTGGCCGAAGCACAAAGAACACAGGCAAGGGGCGTAGCTGGAGCAAGGCGCACTGAAGTAGAACTAGGTGGACGCAGGGTATTAGATAAGACTGAACTTACCCCAGGCGAACAGCCGCAAGTAACGCCACAACCTACCGCCGAGCTACCCGCGCCTAGACCTGTTGTGCCAGAACTACCCGAAGCTGGTGTGCGCGGAATTGTCCGTGGCACACAAGCTGACACGGCTGCGATGCAACGGCGAGGAATCACCACTCCGATGCAGGAAAGCTTGGTCGATTTAAACGATCCAGTGCCGAAGACAAACGTATTTACAATTGAATCCCAAGGCATCAATCGTGAGGCTATTATTCCAGACACGCGCGGACTGCAAGGCGAGATTGTACGAGAAGGTCCAATTGTCACGCCAAGGACACAGTTGCCTAGTGGAGAGAGGTTGGCGTTGCCAGCGGAGGGTGAAGCTTTACCAATACAAGAAGTTGAATCAAAGCCAATTATTCAATCTGAAAAACAAGGGCAATCTGTTATGCCTCCTATTGTTTCTGGAATGATTACAACGGCAAGGCAAGCTGCTGAAGACTTCACAAAAAGAATTTCAAATGTTAAATACGCGCCCTATGTTGAAGGTCAAAAGCGTGAATCAATTTTGTTTGATTTAGATGGGAAGCAATACAAGGCTGAATTAAAAGGCAGAAATAAAGATTTCATGCTGGGTGAGAATGCAAATGCAAATGCAGGTTTAGCATCTAGGGCATTCTTGGATGGAGATGCCATTGAAATTAAGGGTAAGACAACCATTCCTCGCCCCATGCGTGGCAAGACTGGTGAGGGTGGGTTCATTGTATCCGATGTGCAGGAAGGTGCGGCCAAGGTAGCGCAGAAGTGGCTTACTACTGAAGGGAATCTTCCTAAAGAGATGTTTGACATTATGGAAGCCAAGGGATCGCGCACGCAGGCGATGCTAAAGCAAATTGATTTTACTCTGAAGGATCTATTGAATGCGGCGAAGAAGCTTAACAAGCAATCAAAACTTACCCCAGAACAGTCGCTGCAAGTTGACCAGTTTTTGCGAGGATATTTACCAATCAACAATCTTCCAGAGCCTCTCCAGCCAATCGTTCAGCAAATGCGCCGTCAGCTTGACAACCTATCTGAAGGCTTAATCCAGTCTGGCGTGTTCTCACAAGAAGTTGGTCCGTCTGGAATGAGCAAGGCTGATATGATTAGGATGAATAAGGGCGAGTATCTGACTCGTTCTTACGAGAAGTTTGATAATCCTAAATACAATGTAGAGCTTGTGAAGCAGAGAAATCCAGCCGCATACGCAAATGCCGAGAACTTTGTAAGAACACAAATGAAGGCCGCAAGCCCAGCCACAACCGAGGCCGAGGTGCAGGGCAAGATTAAAGAGTTAGTTGAGGGCGGAATGGATAAGCCATTTGAATCCTTGATACAGTCTGCTGGGATTGGCAAAAAACTTGGCATAACAAAAGCAAGGCAAGATATTCCAGAGCAGATCCGATTCTTGATGGGCGAGTACAATGATCCAGTTATCAACTACGCTAGGTCTGCGAGCAAAATGATTAACTTGCTCCAGTCCCAAGAGCAGTTGAACAAACTGAAAGAGTTTGGAGTTGCAAACAAACTATTCTTTGAAAGGCCAACTGGCAATGCAGCCACACAGATTGCGGCTGACGGATCGGACACTCGCTCGCCGTTAAATGGGCTATACGCCGAGAAAGATTTGGTCGATGCCATTGAGAATTTTGAGATGTTTCACAAGGGCGGAACTGCATTTCAGCTTTACTCAATGGCGAATGCTTGGGTTAAGTGGGGCAAGACAGTTGGAAGTATTCAGGCTCAGTTTAGAAATCCTATTTCAAACGTATTGATCGAAGTTGTGAATGGAAACTTCAATTTTGGTGGGAACCTAAAGCCAGTAAAGACAATATTGGCTGAATTTGGAGTTCCTTCTGTGGATACAAAGGAAGGCAGAGCCTATCTTACTCGCGCTGCTCAACTTGGAGTATACGACAACACTGTTCTTAACGAATTTACGCAAATGCTCAAGGATGCACAGCAGTACAAGGGATCAACAATTGACCTTGCTGAAGAGTTGTCTGCAAAGGCGGGTAAACTGGCTAGAACTGGTGCTGGTTTTGTAAGAAAAGGAGTTAAGGTTGGCATTGAAACACTAAACAAAACCTATCGTGCTGGTGATAATTTGTTCAAGTTGATGGCTTGGGAGAATGAAGCCAAGCAACTAATGGACGGCAGGGGGTTGTCACGCCTAGAGGCTGAAGTGATTGCAGCCGAGCGCGTCAAAAACACAAGGCCAACCTACTCGCGTGTGCCAAGGATTATTAAAGCCTTCCGTCTGCAACCTTTAATTGGAAACTTTGTTTCTTGGCCTTCAGAGATGTTGCGGATTTTGCCCAATACACTGAGGTATGCAGGCGAGGACATGAAAACACCTGGTATGCGTAGATACGGGTTACAAAGGTTAATAGGAATGTTGGCGGGAACATCTGCGGTTTACGGTTTGGTTGAGCTTGCCAAGTGGGCTACTGGATTTAATGATCGTAAGGCAGATGCGTTAAGAAGGTTTGTTGCGCCGTACCAAAAGAACGCTGCCCTAATGCCTACTGGGATGGATGGCAAGGATGTTGGTTATGTGGATATATCCTACACCAGCCCATACGAAATCTTCATGGGGCCAGTGCAGGCTGTGGCTGCTGGCCGAGATCCAGAGGAAAAGATTTTGGGTGCAATCAAAGAATTTACAGAGGCTTATATTGGGCCAAGCATTTTGGCTAATTCCATTATATCTGCGTACTACGGAAAAACTCCACAAGGCAGAACTATTCGCAATCCGCAGGACACCTTTACCGATCAATCCTTGGACGTAATTTCTTATGTCCTACGTCAAAACGAACCAGCTACTGTATCGCAAATCCGCAGGATTGGATACGCTCTATCTGGCCAACCCGACACATCTGTCTCTCGGTATGGCCGTATCTACAAGCCATCCGAGGAATTGTCCGCCTTGTTCGGTATCCGTCCTCAATCCATCAACGTATCCAAGGCACTCGAATCGAAGGCATCTAGGTTTAATACGGATATGGCTGATGTTGGTAGGATATTCACCGAAACCTATGGCGCAGTTGGCAATGTTCCAGAAGCAAAAGTGCGGGAGCAGTTCGATAAGATGCAGAATAGACGCAGGATTATGTTCGATGAAGCAAACAAAGACTTTCACGCCGCAATGATGCTGGGATTGTCTAGGTCAGAAGCTATCTCTGCAATGCGCGCTGGTGGTATGGGCGTTGATAACGCCTCAGCCATAGCCAACAACAAGTACAGAGACTACAAGATCAGCAAGTCGCTCACAAAGAGCATGAGGCGGGAGCTATCTCCAGAAGAAATGCAAAAGCGTCAAGAGATAGGCCGAGAGCTTATGATGCAGCAAGGAGAATAAATGGCTAAGTTTGACATCTCTGGATCAGCGTCACGCCAAACTGGCTTAAACCAGCAGGATCGCAATAACGCAATCCGCATGGAGTTTGAGCCTTACTCAAAGCCACCACAACAACCACCAGAACAAGCCGCAAGGATAGAACCTATGAGCGAATATGTTAAGCCACCGACAGTACCAGCCCAGCAGCCCTCTGGCGCACTTCCGCTACCATTGCAAACCGTGGAGTGGGAGGGCCGCAAGGACAAGCAGGGAAATCTTGCCGTCTACAAGTTGCCATCTGGAGATATGGGTGGAAACTTTGAAGTAGCTGGAATCAATGACCGATACCATCCAGAAGCATTCAAGGCTATCTCATCGTTACCTCCGCAAGAAAGAGCGAAAGCTGCGGCAGAGTACATCCAAGGATACACCGCGCCGCTTGTCGAAAGACTCCCCCAACCACTCCAGCCATTCACGCAGGATCTCGCGTTTAATCGTGGGCTGGGCGGTGCAACGAAGTACATCCAGCAAGGACTAAACGCTCTTGGTCAGAAGGTGGCAGTAGATGGCGGGTTTGGTCCTAAGACATTAGCCGCGATAAACCAAGTTGAGCCAAGAGCCTTAATGCGTGCAGCCAGCGATGCTCAATTGCAGGATGAGTACAATATGGCGGAACGCAACCCAGCCAGAAAGAAATTTATTCCTGGCCTAGAGGCTAGGATTAGGAATAGATTGTCAACCTTTGGGCAGGGTTAACGGCTTGCCCAAGATTGCTTAAAGATAGTAGCTCCAGAAACAATCGCCACAGATCGGCCAACAAATACATTATCAGCTTTTACTTGCGAAGTATTATATCCGACAAATGAATCACCAGCGCGAACTACTGTGCGGTTTGCGGAAACATAACTATCTCCAGCTTTCACATAAACTCCAGTAGGAGTAAGATATGTATCACCAGCCCTTATTATCGAGCCTTGTGTTCCCACAGCGACATTCCCAGCAGTTGCAGATATTCCGCTGCCTTCATACACACCACCAACGAAGTCGTTCATTTCGGTTTCATCTTCCGCCATCACCGATGCCACAAGCATCGCCATCAGTGTTATAGTTGTTATTGCTTTCATAGGAAAAAGTCTCTAGCACAAACCGAAGTCCGTCAAGCATGAAATTAAGTTCCCGCCAAATTGGAGCAGTTGGGGTGGCTCGCGTTACTGGCGCGTTACTGCGGTGCGGGTACAACGTGCTTACGCCTTACGAGGACTTTGCTGGGTACGATGTGGTGGCAGAGAGGAATAATAAGTTTTACCGCATCCAAGTTAAGACTGCCCAAGCGATAGAACCTGGTCGCACCAAGTATCGCTTCACCACTAGCAGTGGCAATGGATTTAATATCCCAAAGCGCGCTATCAGTGGCGTGGATTACGTTGCCTGCTGGGGTATGAACGATGATCTATTCTGGCTGTTGCCCATTGCCAAGTGCAGGTCGGTAACAACCAAGCTTTGCCCATCGACAGGTGGTGGTTGGCGTGTATTTAAGAACCTGTGAACGAGAAAGAGGCGTGGGATCAGTTTGAGGATGGGTTGCAGGATGCAAAGTCCTACGATGAGGCCATTGCGTGGGTTAAGGCAAACCAAGAAATTGTTGAGAAGATGACCATAAGAGCAATGATTAACAAATTTAATAGGGATATTAGCAACGCTAATAAAACTTGGCGGAACTAAATAAGCACTCGACCTTGCGGTGTGTGGTTGGCTAGACACAACCCATGGGCAAGATCAACAGCAGGGCTAAAGGCGCAGCGGGCGAGAGAGAGCTAGCCAATTATCTGCGCGAACAGGGCTGGCAGAAGGCCAGAAGGACCGCCCAATACGCAGGCAATCCCGAAGGCGGTAGTGGGGATGTAGTCTGCGAGAATTTTCCATTTCACATTGAAGGCAAGCGTTGCCAAGCACTCAAACCCGAAGAGTGGATTGAGCAGGCAAGGCGGGATTGTCCAGAAGGCAAGATCCCATCAGTATTCTTCCGCCGTAACGGACGCAAGGAGTGGCTAGTCATATTGACCGCCGACAGCGTCTGTGAATTAGCTCGACAGATAGCACCAGCCAATGTCACTATCGAGTATGCAAAGACCTCTACGATTGCCCAAGGCTTTTACGTTAAGTCACCAGCTTTTGACGAACTTACCCCGACAACCCAAATAAATAAATAAAGGAGAAATAACATGGCACTAACAATAAGCGAGTCAGCAAAACAAGAGCGCAAACTACCAGAAGCGGGAGCTACTGTAGGCGTTCTCTACAGCCTAGTCGATCTAGGCCACCAGAAAACAAATTGGGATAACCAAGAGAAGTGGACACCAAAAGTCCGCTTAACCTTCGAGTTGCCCGATCAAACCGATGAGTTTGAGGTCGAAGAGAAAGGCAAAGTAACCAAGGTTCAAAAGCCTATGGTTGTATCCATCGAGCAAACCCGCAGTCTTGGCGAGAAAGCCAGCTTGCGGAAACTGCTTGAGCAGTGGAGAGGTCAAACCTTTACCTCCAAGGAACTACAGGCGTTCAGCTTGAAGAACCTTCTTGGCAAACCAGCCATGCTCACGCTCATCCACAAGACGAGCCAACAGGGCAGGCAGTATTGCGCCATTGCGGGTGCATCCAAGCTACCCAGGGGCATGAAAGCACCAGCTACCACCACCAACGATCAGTTGTACTACGAGATCGAGCAGGGCGAGGCTGGGCAGTTCAACGATATGCCCGATTGGTTGCAGGAGAAGATCCGTGCCTCCAAAGAGTTTGCTACCGCTGCGGGCAAGTCCACGGCCATCAAGGCCGAGGTTGACGCAGATGGCAACGCAATGCCGTTCTAATTGTAATGGCTCTTACAATCACATCTAAAGAGCCTACCAATTCCCGTCTGGTCGCTACTGACCAGGCGGGACACTGGTACACAGCCGAGGGTGAATCCGCCCACGTTGTGATTGGCAAGAACGGAAAAGAAAGAAACACAACCGTAGCCGATGCGCGCCAGATGGGATTGTACCCATCCGTAACCAGCGTGCTTGGTATTATGGATAAGCCGCAACTAACGGCGTGGAAGATAGAGCAGGCCATCATGTCCTCGCTCACACTTCCGAAGGAGGCAGATGAAACGCTCGAAACCTACGCACGCAGAGTCGTTAAGGACAGCAAAGAGTCTACAACAAAGGCAGCGGAACACGGCACGAGGATGCACACCGAAATGGAAAACATCCTTTTGGAACGCGCTTGCTCCACAGATGAAATCCTTAAACCTTACATCGAAACCTTTAGAAAATGGGCAAGTGAAAATGTCGAGAAAACGTATTGGTGCGAAAAGGGTCTTGTCGGCGGAGGGTATGCGGGCAGGTGTGATGCCTACGTCAAGTTACGCGGTATTGGTGACGCTATCATCGACCTGAAGAATCGTAAGGTTAATCCAAAATACGATCCGTTCTACGACACAGACTGCGCCCAGCTTTGGGCATACCGAGCCGCAAGCGAGAATCCTAAGTGTGCCTGCGTGTCGGTGGTCCTAGCATCAAACGATGCTACCAAGCTGACAACGAAGGTGTGGGACGAAGACGAACTCTACCAAGCTGGCATTGCCTTCTGCGCTATGCAGAAAGTATGGGCTTGGGTTAAGGGCTACACGCCTCCTGGTATGAAGTTATGATCGACCCAGCTGACGTGCTGTGGCTAGAGGAATTGCTGGACCAAGTTTATCGGAGTCTTGCCAAATGACTGCGCCGAGCATAGCCGAGATGGGGGACGCTGCTGGCGAGATAATCTGGCGGGTGATGGGCAAGGGATCGGACAAGTCCGCCTACGGCGATTGGCTGGAGAAGGATAGACCCACTCACGATTACCATATTGCCAGAGCCGTACGCCACCTAGCCACAGCGCAGATGCAGCTACATAAATCAATGCCCTGCCCTGATAACAACGGAGAAACAAGTGTTGACCATTTGGAGCGCGCGCTGGTAAGAACATTGTTTGTGTTGGCTCAAATAAAGAAAGAGGTACCAAGATTATGATGTGGATTAAGAAAGAGTTTGATGATGACGGCAAGCCAGAGTGGGCTGTCTACATTGACGAGTCTGGCGAAGGCAGAGAAGAGGATTGGTCGCACTACGATACCTTTGAGACTAGGGACGAGGCGATCAAGGGGTGCAGGAGTGTCACTTGGGAAGACTACGATTGTAGCGACAAATGAAGCTGGCGTTGTCATGGCTGCTCTACTTTTTGGGTGACATAATAAGTCGTACGCTTTTGCGTACGGGTCTTGGATACGGACTATACAAGACGCTGATGCTTTGGTCTTTGGAGCTGGATGACAAGTTTGATGTATGGAAAGAAGTTAAACCGAAGCGGAGGAAGAAAAAATGAAACAAGCATTAGTAACGCAATCGTTTGGTGAGGACTGGCAAAAGATTCTGGATCTGACTAGGCCACGCATGGAGGCGTACTGCAAGCGTCACAACTGCGACTTCATTCTAATCGACAAACCTCTAACCCATCCGATGCAGTATTCTAAGTCTGCTATCGGAAACATCATGGCCACTAAGGGCTATGACCAAGTGACGTTCGTTGACGCTGATGTTTTGATTACAGCAGATTGCCCCAAGCTATCCGATGACGCTGGGGTTTTCTGCGCCTTTGACGAGGGGGCTTACTTAGATCGTAAACCAGAGATGGTGAAGCTGGCTGGAGCTTTCGGGGGTATTATTGAGCCTCGATTTTATGTCAACACTGGCGTGTTCGTAGTTCATACTAAGGCCGTGGGTATCTTGTCGATGCCACCCATCGGCCTGCACCCTAATCACTTCGCCGAGCAGACCTGGCTCAACGTGATGGCGCACCTATGGAACATTCCTCTAACCGAGCTTGACCCATCCTTTAATTGCATGACGAGCGTGGAGTCGCACTTTGGTTTGGACCGCTACAAGGACGCAATGATTATTCATTACGCAGGGCAGTCGAATGATCTAGTTAAGTTAGCTAACCAGATCAAAGAAGACGAAGCGAAGCTGGTGGGGTTGGGTAGGTGAGGTCAACGCACCTTTGTCGTGGTGATTATGACGATAGGTTGCAGCAGTTGGCTGGTGAGGTTGCGTTACAAGCCATCCGTGACCTGCGCTTGCTGCGCAAAAGGGGGATGGTTAAAGGTATGAGGATCGTCAAAGATCACCAGGGCGTGCCACTCAACGATGCGCTGGAGTATAAAAACTCCCATGAGGTACAGAAGCTACTGAGGGATTTTAAGAATGGGACGGTTAGTTGGTGGTGTCGGGCAAGCGGAGTAAGGATCGACAATCGGACGTTACTGCGCAAACTACAGGAGAATGACTATGCTCTGCCTACTTGAATTAAAAGACATCGTGTGGGTAATTGGTTGGTTTATCCTTTACAGTTGGATCTTCCTTTCGATAATCTACTGCGCTGGTTACATAATATTAAAACTGATTGATTTTATAAAGGAGGAGCTTGAGCTATGAAGAAGAAAACTAGAGACATTAAGCTGGTTAAGGTTGAGGAATTTAAGGCCGCAAAGATTGTAGTTGAAGTTGAAGATGAGCTTTTTGAGGCAATGGCTGAAGCTGGTCGAAAGCATATCGCCAAGGATAAGGTTGCCTGCTTTAGCTACGCTCTAAACAAAGCATTGCTGGAGCTTTGCGAGGAAGTTAAATGAGCGAGTTTAAGCAGAAGGTTTTGACGGCAGCCGTAGACCGTTACGTGTTGACACCAACTCAGTGCATGATGCTACGCCAAGATGCAGAGGTAATCGGGATGAAGCGTGCAACTGTTATGAAGAAGGATGGCACGACCAGGAGGTCGTTTGCGCGTAGCTGTTCGTCTTGTTGGGTTCCGATGGCTCCGCACTGCAAGTGGCTTTACTCAATCGTAAACGAATTGACTATGGCCGTAAATGCCGAGCATTACCGATTTGATATTACTGGCGTGCAACAGTTGCAGATTCTAAAATACAATCCACTCCAGCAGTTTTGGTGGCATTACGATACATTTACTGGATCGGATCGCAAGATGACGATGGTGGTCAATCTGTCTGCGCCAACTGAATACTTGGGTGGCGGGTTGCAGGTCAAGGCCGACATTGAGAACGCTAGGTTTATCCAAGAGCAAGGCGCGGGTTGCTGGTTTCCATCCTACATCGAGCATAGAGCGCGTGCGCCAATTTGGGGTACACGCTGGGTGTTGGTGGCTTGGTTGACTGGACCAGCTTGGCGATGAGCATTGACGATCAAATCCGTTTAGTCGGAGTAATGGCTATTGGGATTGGGCTATTGATATTGTTATGGGGTGATAAATGATCCAACTTAATCCCGAACTATGGATGATGACACCAAAGGGTGAGGGGCTGGCTTTCATTGTTACTGATTACGGAATGGATCATAACAAGATATTCACAGTTATGCTTAACACTGGCGAGATACTTGACTTTGATTTGCGTGATTGTCGCAGATGTGAGAACCCAAGCTTCGGGGTACAAGCACCATCAGTGCCTAATCCCTATTACAACATATAAGGAGAATAGAATATGCTAGGTAAAGACGTATCGAAGAATATGCATGAGTTGGCGATGGATAATAAGAAGAAGGGCAAGGCTCGCGGTGCTGGTGGAACGCCTCGTTCGCGTCAGCAGATGATTGCGATAGCACTCTCTGCTGCTGGGAAGAGTAACAAATCGCCTCGTAAGTTTCGTATGCGGTCAGGCTCGTAATGCTGGTCGAGTCTAAAGCTAGGCTCAAGTGGGGGCGCGACATCCTTCTCACAGCACGCGACAAGCTTGCAGTAGAGAGGGATCGCGCTTCTCACGGTCATGCAATAGATATTATTAGAATTATTGCGATGGTTGATGCGGTGGCCTTGATTGCAAAAGAAATATTGGAGGAAGATGAGAAAGGATTGACGCAGTAGAACGAAACAATAGAAAGGAACACCAATGAACGTAATTAAGGAATGGATTCTTGTCGGAGCAGGATTAGCAATAGGAAAGCTTCTTGTTGCCATCGCAGTCATTGCAGTAGTCACAGCAATTCTCGCTGTGTTCTTTATTATAGAGGAGAAAACAAAATGAAACTATGGACAAATAACACCAACGCAATTCACAAGGTCGATGACAATATGCTTCACCCGCGCAATACCTACGTCTTGCCCGATGAACTAACTGGACCAATCTGGGACGATTCAATCCCTTGCCCGCATAAGATTAAGCCTTACTACAAAGGGCGTGCGATGGGCGGGGCAACAGCCGTCTACCGCGCTGGGGCAATTGGTGACGCAATCATTGCTACTGCCTTCGTAAACTACTTGGTGCAAGAGTCGGGTGGGATTGTGGATGTTTATGCACCCGCACGCAATCTGCCTCTATACGCTGGGCTGGGTGCAAAGCTGTGGCCGTTGCCTTGCTCGCTGGAAGCGTGGGATTCCTATGATGCACACGTTCCTACTGATGATTTATTTAGCGGTCAAGTTGGCAATACGAAGCTAGGCACTGGCGGTGGCAACTGTTACCAGCGGATCTATGAGTGGATGGGAGTTTGGGATGAGAAGAAGATGGCTAAGTATTGTAAGCCAGTCCTGCATCTCATCGAGCCAGACCATGAAGAGCTAAAGGCGATGGGCAAGTGGCCGTTGCCAGACCCATACTTTGCCTACCATGTTTCGTCTAGCGGTCCGACCCGCACCTACCCGCCAACGATGGGGCAGGAGGCGGTGCTGGCGTTGCTGGAGGCTTACCCCAAACATCACGCTGTTATTATTGGGCTGGATAACTCAAACAACTTTAAGGTGGATCATCCGCGAGTGATTGACTTATTTAACTGCACCAAGACTGTGCGCTCGCTGTTCCCGATTATCAGCGGTGCTGACTTCGTTGTCGCACCAGATAGTTCAGTCAATCACATGGCTGCTGGGCTGGATACTCCATGTGTGTCGCTGTGGGGTTCGTATTCCCCAGAAGACAGAATGACTTACTATAGTAAGAACGTATCGGTATTCAAGCCCGATACCTGTCCACACGCGCCTTGCCGTCCTCACGCTGGGTTGCCCCAGGCTAAGTGTAAGGATGCGAGCAATCGCACCCCGAAGACTCAGTACTGGTGCAATGCTCTGCGGAATATAACCGCGCAGGATATTGTTGAGGCCAGCAAGAAGGCGATGGAGTTGGAGGAAGTTAAAGAAAGCAAATAACTAACTGGCGTTGTGGTGTGCAGGGAGATCTTGCATCGGGCAGTTCCTCAGTGTGTGTTCGCCTCTTGAATCAGAGCCAGTTTGAATTTTAGTATGAAGACTCCTTTAATCATATCATTCGGAGGAGGGACAAATTCAGCAGCGATGCTGATTGAAATGCAGAAGCGTGGGGTTATTCCAGACCTTATTTTATTCGCAGATACTGGTGGCGAGCTACCACAGACTTATGAGTTTGTTAAGATATTTTCTGATTGGTTGGTTAAGCACAATATGCCAGAGGTAATCACCGTTAAGTATGCAAAGGAAACGCTAGAAGAGAATTGCTTACGCCAGAATATGCTGCCAAGTCTGGCCTACGGATTTAAGGGATGCTCGCAGAAGTATAAGATCCAGCCCCAGGATAAGTTCGTTAACAACTGGCAACCAGCTAAGGATTGCTGGAAAGCTGGCGGTAAATGTTTGAAGCTGATTGGGTATGACGCTGGCGAGCATCACCGAGGGAAGATTCCAGAGGACAAAAAGTACATTTATGAGTACCCGCTAGTGCGTTGGGGTTGGGGTAGAAAGAAGTGCGTTGAGGTTGTGGCAGAGGCTGGGTTCAAGCCAGCCAAGTCATCGTGCTTTTATTGTCCAGCAATGAAGAAGCACGAAGTTCTTGATCTTGCCAAGAACCACCCTGCTCTGGCAGAAAGAGCGATAGCAATGGAAAACAATGCACACCTTAAAACTGTGGTTGGTCTTGGTCGCAACTGGAAGTGGGAAGACTTAATCAGATCAGATGCAAGCCAAATGAAATTATTTGAAGACCTGCCAGACGAAGTGCCTTGCGGGTGTTATGACGGATGACAACATCCCAACGACAAGC